GCGCGCGGCGTCGCCGATGACGCGCTCGCCGGGCGTCTGCGGCCGCGGCAGACCCACTCGGTCGAGCAGACCGCCGACCGCTTCGCCCAATGACTGGCTCTGGTAGCTTGGCTTGCCGGTGACCAGGCTCGAGGCGCCGCGCGGCGCCACCGCGCGCATGATGGGATCGGTGATCAGCTGCCGGATCGGCTCGGTGACCACCTGGGCGGCCTGGGCCGGCCCCTCGATCGCATAGCGCGCGGCGAGGCCGAGCTGGCGCGGCACGTCGTTGAGCGCGCGGCCGGCAGACATCGCTGTCGAAGGCGCGCTCGGCGCCGGCGCGGTGCCTGCCCCCAGTTGCGATTGCAGCAGCTCGAAAGCCTGGGCCTGGGTGGCACCCTCTGGCGCCCCCACCTCGTAGGTCTTGCCGTCGGGCGCGGTGAATTCGAACGTCGGCATGTCAGCGCACCCTCACTGTCCAGCCCGGAGGGAGCGCGGGCGCAGTGGCCGGCGGGGAAGCCGCCGGGGCGCTGCTGCCACCGCTGCCGTTCAGCGCTGCGTACTTGTCCTGCAACTTCATGACGACCTCCAATGCAGCCTTGCGCGCACTCACTGGCAGCGTGCGATCGCCCACGCGGCCGGCCATGGTTTGATAGTTCAGGACGTCGGCATTCGACTGCGGCCCCTCCATGCGGGGCACGTTGGCCGTCATCCAGCCGCTCAGGGCCTCAAGCTGCTGCGCAGCATCACCGCTTCGCGTGCCCTGGCCTGCGAAGTTCAGCGCTCGATCAGCCAGCGCGCCAGCGCCGCTCGCCGTCGGGTTGAGCTGGAGCAATTGCGCGGCCTGCTGCGCAGCTGCACGGATTTGACCCTGCATCTTCGTTGCGGCTTGGCGCTCGGTATCGCGCACCACGCTCGCCTTGGCCGTGTCGACCGCGCCCGCGCGCGCGGCTTCCAGCGCAACCTGCGAGTCTGCCGAAGGCCCGGCCGCCATTGCTCCGCCAGGCGCGCCCGAGGTCAACTGCCGCGAGTAGGCATCGTAGGCATTGGCTCGCTCTTGGGGATCGCGGATGCCGGCGATCAAAGGGAGCACGCGTTCGGGCGGGCCCTCGAAGCTGCTCGTCATGCCCGCCTGTGCAGGCGGCAGGTTGCTCAAGGCACCCCGGTAGTCCAGGGCCTGCGGTGCCGCAGAGCCACCGGGGCCGTCAGCGCGCAGTACCGAGGAACGGCGGCGGTACTCCTCCTGCCTCGTTGTCGGGTTGTAGACCTTGACCAGCTCGTTTTCCGAGCCGATGCCTGCGTCGATGTTCTTGAACGCGCGGTAGGTGTCGAGCGCCCCATCCGGCGCGCCCATGACGATGGCCCCATCCGGGTTGCGGCGCCACATCGTGGCGCGGCCATCGTTGCTTACTGCGATCCCGTCCTGTATGCCGCCGGCGAAGCCGGGCGCGTTGGTGTTGACCAGCGAGCCGTTCACGTTCGTCCAGTTGGGCTTCGATCTCGCCTCGATCATTTCCGCGATCTTCTTGCCGTCGTTGAAGCGACGGTCCGCAATGATCGCGCTCACCGGAATTCCGTAGCGCTCCGACAGCGCCTGCGCCGTCATCACGGGGGCCGCGGGAGCCACGGGAGCGCTCGTGACGCCACCACCTTCGACCACTCCGAGCAGACCTCCGGAGGGTCCGGCGCCGGCGGTCGCCGCGCCGCTTGCGGTGCCCGTCGAGCCGACGGCACCCAGAAGACCGCCGCCGTAGAACTGCTGGTCGAACGCCGCGTCGCGCGCGAGCTTGTCCACCTGGGCCGCGCGGTAGGCATTCTGCGACGTGTTCTCGCCGATCTGCGAGTTCAGCAGCTTGCGCCGCAGGTCGTTGTCGCGCTGCGCGCCGACGCTCTGCACCGCGCCGGCGATGCGCTGGCCGATGTTGGTCGGCTGGGCTGTCGGGCCCGAGGCGGCCAGCAGCGCGAGGCCGAGTCGCCCATCCTCGGAGTCGAGCAGGTCGAAAAGTCCAGGCATGGAGGCTCCTTATGCCTTGGTCGAGGGCGTGATGTCGCCGTAGCGCAGGCCGTTCGGGAAGAACCGCGTGCTGTCGCGCCGGCCGGCGATCAGGTCCTCGCTCTCACGTTGATCCTGCGCGTCGATCGCGGCCTGGCGCCCCTGCGCGTCGCGCAGGCTGGTCTGGCCCAGCGCATCGCCGCCAGCGTTGAAGGCCCAGGCCTGTGGCCGAGCGGTCGGGTTGTTGCGGTCGAAGCCCACCGGCTGGCCCTGAATCTGGCCGAGCAGCGTGGGCACCAGGTCGCGCAGGTAGTCGTTCAGCGCGAACTTGTTGTCGTAGGCCGCCAGCTGCTGCTGGTTGAACGGCATGGCCGTGTACTGGTTCTGCAGTGCATCGGCCATGAAGGCCTGCTTCGCGAGCAGCGGGCCGGCGCCGGCCCAGGGCTCGCTGCTGGTGGTCGTGCTGCCACCACCTCCATCGCTGCTCGCTGCTGCGAGACCGCCCACCACTGCGCCGCCAACGTTGTACCAAGCCATATCAGCCTCCAATGCGTAGTTGCTCTGCCACGAACAGCCGAAATTCCTCCGGCGTCTGGGCGATAAATCTCTCTTCGATCGCGTTGACGTCGCGCAGGTCGGTCCCGTGGATCGTGGTCCACACCGTGTCCTCGAGCGCGAACGCGGCGCGCCGTGTGCCGGGGGGCGAGACCACGGTGTACGGCGCGCGCACCTGTTCAACCGAGCCGTCTTCGCGCAGGATCAGCAGCGCGCCCTGGCTCAGGATGTTCAGGTTCTCGAACTTGTGCACCTTGCCTGTCAGGCAGGTGCCCTTGGGGATGTGCAGCTCGCGCGCGTAGACGCCGTGCGAGAAGTGGTCGACGACTCGCATGTCGACCGCAGGAAGGTCGCGCCGGATGGCCGCCTCGAGCGCATCAATGCGCTCGTGGTGCGCGGTTTCCGAGCGGGGCGCCAGCAGCCCAGCATCACGGTAGACGTCGACCGACGCAATGGATTTCGTCGCGTTCATGCTCAACCGTAGGAGACGTTCGGCGAGAAGCCGTTTTGCTGGAACGTGTTGCCATAGCCGTTGGCGGCGGCGCTACCGTTGATCCCGCCCCAGGTGTTCCCGCCGCCCCAGGCATTGCCGAAGGTGCGCCCGAGTTGCATGCCGCCGAGCGCACCGGTGATCGGGCTCCCGCTGCCGCCCTGCTGCGTGGTCGTCTGCGTCTGCCCCCCGCGGCCCAATGTGCTCGCGAGGTTCGAGAACTGGGTGAAGTAATTCAGCGGCGTGTCGCGCATCGTGGTGCCGGCCGCGAGGTCGCTGTCGTTGGCCCCGGACAGCAAGCCCAGCAGACCCAGGCCCGTCTGCAGGTTCTGCTGGTTTTGGCCGAAAGCATCGTTGTAGGTGGCGCGGTCGAAATTTAGATCGAACTGCCGACCGTTCTCGTCGAAGCCCTTCTGCCACTTGTACATGTCCTGCTGCTGGCCGTAGTCGTTGAAGCGCAGCTTCGAGGACAGGTCACCGAGGTTGGTCTGAAGCGAGCTCGCAGCGCGCGCATTGGCCGCATCGATGCCGCTGTTTCCGAACGAACCGCTACGCACCATGGCGGCGTTAAAAGCCGGCTGCGTGGTCGCGTTGTAGTTGTTCACCAAATCGCGCGAGGACAGGTCGATGATGTCCTGCAGGTAGGGATTCGTCTGCCCGGGCTGGCTCAGGAAGGGATTGCCCCCCATCCCGAGGTTTGAAGTGTCGATTGCCATGTGTGCTCCTTCGAATCAGGGGGTTTCGAGTGCCGTCACCCGCGCGTCCAGCGCGGCATTCGCAGCCTCAAGGTCGGTCACGCGCTTCTTGAGCGCCATCACGTCGTCCTCGTGCCCGTTCACCGCCCGCGACACGCGCCGCAGGAAGGCGATCAGCGACTCGAAGAAGCCTCCGCCACTCGTGACGCGGGGATCGGTTTCGAGCTTCATCGTTCGCCCACCGGAATTGCCTTCGCATCGAAGGCGGTCACTTTGTGGTCGCCGGTCATGTCGACGCGCACGCGGTGAAACCGGCCGGACTGACGCAGGTCGAACTTCCCGTCGTTGATCGCATTCGTTGTGACGATCGCGAGCTCGCCCCCTTCGTTCATCTTGCTGAGACCGGTGGCTACCGCAGTGGCCGGCGACTTGGTATAGCGAACGCGGAAGCGGTCGAGCATCGTCACCTCGTCGTCATCGCCGAAGTCGCCGGTGGTGAAGCTCGAGGGGCCAGCGCCGCCGCTCAGCGACACCAGCTTGTTCGCGCTGTCGAAGTAGGCTGGCGTCTGCCCTCCCCCCATCCAGAACTGCGAGTCCAGCGGCACGGGCGGCAGCGCGTTGATGGTGGGCGCCAGCGCGTCCATGCCGTTGATCGTCACGCCCGGCGTCACGTAGGTCAGCGGGGCCTGCACGACATGGTCATCGGTGCCCCAGGCCTTGCGCTTCGTGTGGTAGACCAAGCTGCGATCGATACGAGTGGATCCGCGCGAGCAGAAGCCCACGCGCACCAGGGAGTTCTGGCGGTCGAACGTCGCCTGCGTCAGGAACTTGTAGGTCGGGTCAGCGTTTTCCGAGAACCAGCGTCTCACTGTGCCGTCACCGATCGACACCGGCCGCGTGCCATCGAAAAGCCAGAAGTCGTCTTCGCTGACGAAGAAGTGCACGCCCCCGATATCGCACACCGCTTCCATGCCGATCGCGCCCGCAACCGCACCGGTGATGAGCGTCCAGTCCCACATGCTCGGCGGCCCGGCAAACGTGCCAAGGTAGATGCCTCGTTTCTTGTAGGCCACCACGTAGTCGCCCAGCGCGAGCCCAGCCTCGATCGGGCCCTCGACCGAGACGAGCCGGCCAGTGGTCGGTCCGCCCTCGGCCGGCGTCCAGTTCGTCTGGTCGCTCTGGGCACAGTTCCACCAGCGATCCGGCGACACGCCGAACGTGCCGTCGATGGTGTTGAAGGCCAGCACGAAGTTGTTGTTCGCGCTGACGATGATTTTCGCGCGCGGCGCCGTCGGCACGTCGTCGAAGGCCGCGGCGTTCGACTGCTGCATGGGGTCGATCAGGTTCGAGGCCATGGTGGTGTCGCCGAACTGGCAGAAGCACCAGCGCGACTCGATCGAGCCCGTGTAGCCCCCGGCCTTGCTGCGGTCGATCCACGCGCTGCCGCCGAGCTCGTACAGCGCGGCTTGGGTGCTCGCGAAGATCCTGCGCGTGCCGCCGAGCTGCGTTGCCACGACCGCGGCGCGACAGGCGGCCGGCAGCGTGTCGACCAACACCGGCACCGGGGCCGGTGCGGCCTTGAAGCCTGCCTCGAAGGGGACGATCGCCGCACAGGCCGTCAGCACACCGGCGCCCGTAGGATCGGCATCGGGCGCGAAGCCCGCGATCGGGGTCATCGCGCGCGCACCCTCAGGCTGGAGCCGCTGTGCGAGGCCTTTTCGCTCTCCTCGTTCATCGCGCTGACCAGCCCCGCGTAGAGGCCGCCCCAGCGATTGGCGTCGTCGGGCCTCTTGAGGAACAGACTCGCCTCAGCCAGCGCGGCGTACAGGTAGACGTTGGGCTTCTCCAACAAGAGCCAGTTGCTGCCGTTCGTCGTGAGCGGCACCAGGCGTCGGTAGAACAGCGCTTCGACGGTGAACGCCGCGCCGGCCTCTGGCAGGAACTGAACCCGCGTGCCCAGCGGCGTGAAAAAGCGCACGTCGCCCGTCGCCCATGGCGCACGCTGCTGGCGATCCTCGGGCGTCATGAACCTCAGCGGCGTGCCGTCCGCCGCCGTCACGAGCTTGAACTCGAGCCAACCATCTGGAAGCGATGCGCTCTTGCCGTCGACTACGTCCAGCGTTGCCGTCTCCAGCATCTGCCGAACCCGTAGGTCCGTCGCAATGCGCGCCTCCGCATTGACGATGAAGCCCGGTATGTCGTCGCTGAGGTCCGTGCGGTTGATCCAACGTGCAATGTCGGCTTTCAGCTGTTCGTAGCTGCCGGTGTTCGAGGTGATGTCGAGAACAATGGCCATGGTCTACCTCGCCAGCTCAGTTCGTGATCTGTTTCCAGTCGGCCGCCGAGGCGGTTCCCACCGACATGTAGCCGATGCCTCCGACGACAGCGAGGAATCCGACATTCGTTGGAGCGGCCGCTATCGAGGTTGCAACCCCGATTTGCTTGGCCGTCCAACTCCCCGGCGTGCCGGTAGTAGTGCACTCCCAATAGGAAATACCGCCCACCAGCGTCAGATTGTTGAAGACGATGTCTCCGCGGGTCCAACTTCCAGCAGTCGGGACTCCGGCGCCGTAGAAGACACGCCCAGCAAAGCTCGCGCCCACAATGGCACCGGTCGGGGCAACATCCGAAAAGTTTCCATCAACCACCATCAAGATGGTTGTGGGCGCTGTGTTCGTGTAAGGCGGCAGACCGTTCGGAACATCGAAGATGTTGCGCGTCAGCAGGGACTTCGAACCGCCGAGCGGGAAAACGGCTGCCCAAGCAGGGCCGTTTGACGGGGATAGCGAGCGGAACGTGTTTGCATCCAAGTGAACCGTATCGGCCTTCGCTCCGATGGTGATCAGCTTCGCTGGCTCGGCGTTGGCAAGCGCGTCTACGATGTTTGAAGCGAACTTGACGGCTGTCGTGTAGGCCGATCCCGTGTCCGGCTCCGACCCGATGTTTCCACGGATGAAGCTGGAGAACTTGTTAGAGGCAATCACTGCGCTAGAGAAATTCCCGTTTCCGAATCCAAGGCGCAAGTACTGCTTCTGGTTCGCGTCCGAAATCTTCTCGCTCAGATTGACATTGTTTCCAGTGACCGTTGCTCCTACAGTGCCACTCAGCTCGACGGCGTGATAGACGCCGAGCACACTTGCCACCGCGGAAGCAGAATGGAAGTACCCATCTGCCGTCGTGCCAAATGACCCAAACGCCCCAAGAACGGTGTTGCCCGTGATCTGAATGTTGGCGTTGAGAGGTGCATTGGCGATTTCGTTCGTGCCGTAGATCGCCTGAACAAAGCTCTCGTCAATGAGGTTGTTAGCGATCACGATGCCGTTGTAGCCCGCAACCCCGATGCCTTTGGCGCCAGTGCGCCGCAGCTGACATGCTTCGATGATGATCCCGGCAAGCTCGCTCACCTTGATCGGGGTGGCGTAACCGTCGTAGGTCGAACTGGCATTGGTCCCAATGTAGATGCCATCGTCGCCGCCGATGTCGATCGAACAGCGCGACAGGGTGCTCCTCGGGGCCGAGTACCCAAAAATGCCGGTGCCCTTGTACTGCCTGATGCTAATGTTCGATAGCTTCGATCCAACCGCATTGAAAAACGCGATGCCGTGGCAGGCCGTCCCCAACATGTTGATCCCGGAGATCTCGACGTTGTTCACGACGCCTGTCGTCACGCCAAACACCACGGAAGGTATGCCGCTTCCAGCCGGATTGAAAAGTGAGGTCCAGCCGACTGCGATGTGGCTACCGTACCAAGGATTGGTGAAATTGCGGGCAGAAAGCAGGCTTGCGAGGTTGGCTTCAACCCACCCTGCGTAAGTGAAGCCCATGTCACGAACGGCGCAGTTGTTTCTTGAAACCCAGACCGTAGGGCGGTGTGGGTTCTGGCCCGATGGATTCGTGAAAGGCTGCAGCGAAATCAGCCGGGCACCACTCTTGCCGATGAAGCGCACGTTGTCGTAGCCCATCACCAAGTAGTCGACGGCGCAATCGCCCGTGAAAAAGACCGTTCCGCCCCCCTTTTGGCCCACCCAGTCGAGTGCCATCTGAAAGGCTGCTGTGTTGTTGGTGCCAGTGGTTCCGTTCCAATCGGCTTTGACACCGAACCAGGCGGCGTCGACCTCCACTACCCCGGTGCGCTTCACGCGCTTGCCGTCTGCGCGCACGAGGATAGTGCCGTTGTTGGAAGCACTGGTGCTATCCGTTGGATCGACATACCAGTCACCGGCGATTCCAGGCGTAAGGATCCGGTAGGCCTTGGCGCGGCTTGTGTCCGAAATGATGTCTGCGTAGGTGCTTTTCGGTAGCGCGTTGTCAAAGATGCTTTGCGCTTCGGCCGCGCTGAAAGCGTATGCCGGGACAGTGGCCGCAGCAGCGAGCGACGCCGCCCTTACGCGGCCGTCCAACGCGTCTTGCACTGTGCCCTCAGGAGTTCCGACCCGCGAGGCCCCATCGTCGGCCGCAGCTTCATCCTTCGTCAGCGCGTTCTCGGCCGTCTCTACGCCATCAACGATCAAAACGTCGGTGTAGCCGCCAGCGCCGGGCACTGTGATGTCGTAGCGCCCATTCGGGGCGTAGAACTGGAAGTAGCCGCTGCTGTCGGTCGTCAGAGGGTTTGGCGCCTCAGTTCCGCCGTTGTCGCTGTAGATGGTGGCCAGCACGCCTCCGATCGTCGTGACCGTGACCTGCACGCCAATCACGGCCGAGCCCGTCAGGTCGGTGACGTTGTTCTGGTACTTCTGCATCAGATCTTCCCCGGCCAGATACGGAAGTGCGCGAGCGCAGGGTCTTCCAGCATGCGGCGGATGTGCGACTCGTCGCAGCACCACTCGCGGTAGGTGATGCCCTGCTCGAGACAGTACTTCTCGATCATGATGTTCGGGATCGACGCGGCGAGCTTGACCTCGCTCGAGCCGTGCATGCCTGCGCGATGCATCTCCTTCGCTCGCTCGGCGATAGGCGTGCAGTCCTGCGTGCGCTGGATGAACAGCTGCTCGCCGACAAACACGGGGCGGGTGGCAATTTCTTGCATAAAGGCCTCCGGCGTCTCGCGACGTTGGGAGAAAAAGAAAAGGCCCGAGGCAATGAACCCCAGGCCTGGCCCTGCGGCGTCGGTATCAGCTCAGGTCGAGGATGCCGCCGTGTGCCGTGGGCGCGCGGTTCTCGAGCGCGTACTCGGCCAGGATCATCACCGCTTCCGAGTCGCCGGTCTTCGCCAGCGGTGCCTTCCGCATCGGGCGCAGGTAGGCCACGGCCACCTTGTCGTTCTCGATGACGAACGCATCGCGCGGACGCTGGATGCGGTTCGGCACGGCCTTCAGGGCGCCGAAATCGGTCACGTAGATGTCCGTGGCCGCCACCACTTTCTTGTCCTCGCCCTCGTCGAAGCGGGTGCTGTTGCCGAGGAAGGTCGAGAAGGTCTGCTTCTGCGTGGGCCCGAGCATCAGAGTGTTCGGGTTGCCGCCGGAAGCGAAGATCTTCTGCGCCACGTCCTTCAGCTGCGCTTCGGTGAACGCGCGCGGCGTGCCGTCGGTCTGCGCGACGTTGTTGATGTAGTCGGGCGCCACGTAGCCGGTGCCGGCGTTGACGTTGGCGGCGTCCATCCAGCCCACCATGCCGCGGGTCTTGCGCGGCGACGTGGCCGCGACGTTGTTGCGCGTCAGGGCATATTCCATGTCCCGCTTGAGCTCAAGGCTCTTTAGCGAGACCTGGTATGCCAGTTCCTTCTTGCGGCCGGCCGTGTTGATCTCGTCCTGCGTGCCCGACACGCGCGCGGTCTTGCGCGAGATCTGGGTGCGGTTGCTCAGGCGAACGGTCGGCACGGCAGCGTCGGCCGTCGCATCGTCGCCTTCGGCCTGGGCGTTGTCGCCCGGGGCCGCGAGAGCCTGCGTCTGCCACTCGTGCAGCGTGTTCTCGGCTTTGACGCGCTCGGCCAGGCTGAGCAGCGGGGTCTCGGTGGGCGAGATGCGGTAGATGACGTCCGCGAGGTCTTCGCGGTTGCCCACGGCGGCCGTGGACGTGAACGTATTGGTTGGTGCAGCCATGCTGCCTCCTATCAGAGAAGAGTTTCGAACACAGCGGCAGCGTCACGAACGCTGCCGGACTGCTTGAGGCGCTTGAAAGGCGCCACACGTTGGTCGACCGCGCCGGTCTCGGCGTTGCCAGGGGCCGCGACCCGCTTCGGGGTGTTGGCCATCTTCTTGGCGGCCTTCGCAGCGTCCGCCATCAGGCGGTCGTAGAGCATGGCCTTGCGCACGTTGAGAATGGCCCGGTGGTCGGCGACGTTCTCGATCTCGGCGGCCGTGTAGCCGTTGGTCTTGAGGTAGTCGCGGATCTGGATCGTCTCGGCCTTTGCTACAGCCGCGTCCTTCCACTCGGGGATCTTGGCGAGGAGGTGTTCCTGCTGACCCTTGAGGTGTTCGACGAACTGCTGCTTCTGGTCGGCGTGGTCGAGCGCCTGAATCTGCTCCTGCGCCTGGCGGGCCTGCGCGAGCGCTGCTTGCCTCTGGTTCCAGAGGTGCTGCTGACGCATGGCTTCCTGCGGGTTGGAGTCGATCAGCGCCTGGAAGTCGATCTGCTGCTGCTCCTGCAGCAAGCCTTCGAGCTGGTGCTGGATGCGCACCAAGCTCTGGGCATGCTGCTGGCGCTCGCTGCGCGCTTGGGCGATCTCGGTCTCCGCGGCCTTTCGGGTCTCGGCGGCCTGCATCGTCTTGCGCGTGGCGTCCTGCTGGCGCTGGTAGCCCGCGATGGCCTCGGACAGCGGCACCTCGATTTCCTTGCCGTCGATCTTGACGGTGACCATCTGAGGATGCGCGTCGGGGTCTCCGTTGGCGTCGCCGTCGGGCTGGTCGCTGTCATCGTCGCCGGCGTTGTCGCCCGCATCAGTGTCAGCTGCAGCACCGGCCGCAGGTTCCTTCTTGGGATCAACGCCCGAATCGCCGTTGTCGGCGGTGTCCGGATCGTCCAGAAGCGAGGAAAAGGCTTCCGTTGCCTGACTCACGCTCAGGCCTTCGCTGGGTCCCGCGTCGGGGGTGTCCAATTCGTCCATGTTCTCTCCATGCCGGCTACCCGGCGCAGCGTCTCTCGACGGATGCAGGCGGTTGAAGGGGAATCCCCGTCAGGCGGGCCGCCTCCCGCCAGATCTCACAGCTCGACGAAGTCGCCCGAGCTCAGTTGATACCGGGCATCGCCCACCATCGCGCGCACATTGCCTTGGCCGGTCGCGATGAACTCGCCCGCGGCGTCTGGGTGCCAGACGGTCACGATCTGGTGGTCGGGCGCATTCAGCAGCTCGATGTGCGCGCGCAGATCCTTCCAGGCCATGGGCGCCTTCTTCGACGGCGGGGGCGCCAGCGGCGGGCTGGTGGGCGCGGCGGCGTTCAATCCAGCCACGCCTTCCGCTGCTGCGCCACCTTCTCCCGGTGCCGCAGTTCCAGCGCTGCCAGCTTGCCCGTCTCCAGCCGCTGCACCAGGTGCCCCTGCACCCGATCCAGCATCTGCAGCGCCAGCCACAGGCGTTCCCGTTCCGGCGCGTTGGCCGCGAGTGTTGCTTGCCATGATTCGTAGATCTCCGATTTGGTGGTTTCGAAAGCCCAGGCGAAGGCCTCGTTCTGAAGCACTTCGCGGGCGCGGTCGCCGCGGTACACCCGGCCCTCAGGCGAGTGCGCGGACTCCTCGGGTACGCGCGGATCCAGCGCGCGGGCGATGCGGGCGGCGTCGACGACAGGCGCCGCGGTCAGTGCGAGCCCGCGAAGGGCCTGCAGCTGCAGCGCAGCCATGTGCAGGGTGGCCCAACGCTCGCGCACGCGCGTGCGGCCGAACTGCTGCCGGCAGACGGCGAACACGCCGCCCGCGGCGGCCGAACCTTCCTCGCGGATGCACCACGCCGGCACGAGCCACGCGCGGGCGGCGCGGGCCAGGCTGAAAAGGAGGTCTTTCACTGGGTCACCTCCGTGGCGATCTCGTTGGTAGCCGCTACCGTCGCGGGGTTGTCCAGCTTTGCCTTGCTGCCGATGTTCGCCACCTCGATGCGCGTGGCCGAATCAAGCTGATCCTTCCAGCGCCGATAGCCGTCATCCAGCATGCGGGCGCGCTCCTCCATCTCCATGCGGATCGCGTCCAGCCGTGCTTTGTTCTCGGCCTCCATGCGCGCCTTGTCGGCCTCGGCCTGCTGGCGCACCAGGTCGGTCTGCTGCTGCATCTGCGCGCGCAGGTGGTCTACCTGCGCCTGCTGCTGGGCCTTCATCGCCTCGATGCGCTCCTGCGACTGCATCTTTTCGCGCTCGATCTGCTGCATGGCCTGCAACTTCATCTGTTCGACCTGCATCTGTGCCTCGAGCGGGTTCGGCTGCTTCGGCGGCGGGTTCTCCTTCGGGTTGTTGAAGAACCGCGCGCCCGACTGGAAGCCCATCGTCTTCGCGATCTCGACGTCAAGCTCGTAGATGTTCTCCGGCGTCGCCGTTCCGTTCTGAAGACCTTCCATCGCCAGCGCTCGCAGGTTCAGCAGGTGCGCAACCTGTTGGTCCTTGTCGCCGACGCCCAGGCCAACTGCCGGCGAAATGTCGAACTGGTTCGACCACTCGCGCGGGTCCATGTCGACCCACTTGCCCGCGACCTGGATCTGCTCGGCCTTGTCCTGGTTCTGGCACACCAGCTTCAGCATCAGGCGGAACAGGTCGACGAAGCCCTGCGCCATCATGCGCGTGACCAGGTCGGTGCGCATGTCGGCTTTGTTCGTGATCAGCTTCACGCCGCCGAACGTCTCGTTCAGGCCCTTGCCGTCGTTGCCCTGGCTGTAGCGGGTCCAGCCGGTGGAGTTCTCGAGCGCGGCCTCCTCCTGTTCGAACATCGCGGCCGCGCCGGCCATGTCGCCGATACCCTGATCGAGCCGGCCCGCCGCGCCCGCTTCCTTAACCCGCACCACGCCGCCGGGGCGACTGTCGAGCAGGTCGTCGAGGTTGACCTTCGTCTCGACGGCGAAATACCGGCCGTTGACCTGCAAATACATGTTGTCCAGCTGCCCGCGGCGGATGCTGGTCTTCGTCTTCTGGCCTTCCATCGCGAGGTCAGCGATCGACATGCCGAAGAACTTGTGCGGGATCGGCACCGGGCACCAGGTCACGAACGGCGCTTCGTCGACAACCTCGTTATCGAGGATCTCGCTGCCGCAGCGCGTGATCTTGCGAAGTTCGGCGATGCCGTCGCCGTCGTAGTCGACCCGCATGTAGAGCTCGCGCACCGTCACGCGAGTCTGTGAGCTATCGCTCGTGGTGTCGTCTTCCTCCGGGCCGCCGCTGCTGTCGTCGAAGCTGTCGCGCTCGATCTTCTCGACGTTCGAGTCGCCGTCCGTGTCATTGCCGTCGGCCAGGCGGTCGACGTTCTTGTAGCCCATCGAGCGCAGTTCGGACAGCGTGCGCTTGAACTTGTGGCCAACCAGGCGCGCGGTGCCGATAGTCTTCGCCTCGCGCGAGATGATGAACTCGTCGCTGGGCACCGGCTCGATGGACAGCTTGCCGCCCTTCCGCGAGCGCTTGAAGGCCACGTCGTAGACCACCGCAGGCGGCAGGGCCGAGATCGCTGCGATTTGCTGCTGCAGCTGCTGGACAGCGGCGAGCGCCGGATTGCCCTGCGGCGGACGGGGCGGCTGGCCCGGCTGCATGGCGCCCTCGCGCTCAGCCGGCGGCTGGGCAG